TGGGTAACGCATGCCGTCGATGATAGCATCGCCAGTTCCAGCCTTAACATCGACCTCTTTGAAGTCAATGCAGGGGATGGCGTCGACGGGGGCGTCCGAGACACACCAGCGCAAGATCGTCTGAACCTGGGCCGGTTCGAGGAACGACTCAACCAACTCCCACATCCACGGGGCATCGAAATTTGTAACGATGCCGGCGTCCTTCGCGTCATAGGACAGAACAGCCGTGGATTCGTCGCGACGGCTCAACGTCGCGAACTTGGCGGCAATGGCGCCGATGAGTGGTGTGTTGGGGTCGGTAATGAGGAATGACAAGCCCTTGTCAGCAAGGACGACGCTGTTAGCGACGTCAGCTGGACGGCTCGTTGTGTGTATCTTGAGCATCTGCCTCTTGATGTCACAGCAGGAGTTTGAACCTCCTGACCATACCTCTCCATACATTCGGCCGAGGAAACATACGGGTTTGCCCCGCTTCACGACGTTGAGCTTGAGGCGCTTGCCAATCAGCTCTGCCGCTTGCTTGAGTTCCGCCTCAGGACCGTCAGGGGTGGCACCATCGTCACCACCATAGAGGCCGAGAGACGCCCAGGCGGCGTTCGGAGACCTGCCAGATAGGCGAAGGCCGACGTACGCTACAAAAGCATTGCGGAGGGTATTACCCCACGACGTGTCGCTAAAACCGCTGGCTTGTGTGGTCTCTTGCTCGTACTTCACGCCATACCGCGTGCGCACGGGGTTTGAGTGCATGAGGTCACACGTTCGCATTGCCTGCGCATGATCGCGCGGGTCGAACAACCGCCGGACAGTGCGACGATCAAGCTCCCGTTCAATGGGGCCAACGCTGCCGTCCATGTTGCTGTAGTCACCATCCGCTGACGTTTGTGCGTTGGCGTATTTAGCAGCAAGGACATCTCCAACGGTCTGCAGGTCCTTTCCGAAGGCGTACCAGTGCAAACTCTTGAAGACACGCGAGATCGCGTAACACAGCAACGATCCGACCCACTTGGCCTCAGCCGTGGCGGTCGTGATGTTGCGCGGTGCGTTAGCAGAAGGATACGACTCAGCCTTCTGGAAGCTTTGAACGCCGCGGGGGAAGTCACCGGCGTAAGTCTGCAGTCCGTCATAGAGCGTCTTCTGTTGGTTGGGACGCTGTTGGTGCGCCCACACCTCGGCTTCATCCGAGAGCGTGATGCGGCCATCGCCCACGGTGTCGCGGGCAACCAGCTCAACGAATTCGTTCATATAACGGTCAAGATCCGGCGTCAAAACGGCACGATTACGCATCGCTTCGATGCGGTTGCGGACAGTGTTCTCGTCGTTGTTGCGATTACGCTCCGGCGCGTACGCACCCCCAGAAATGAACGGGGGACAAGCGGCTCGCATGCCGCTGTCACGACCTGGCTCCAAGAGGGGCTCGTCCTTAGTATACGCACGGAGTGGTTCAACCGCGCGCTCCTGAAAGGATGTGGACGAAGCTTCAACCGACGCGCCAAGGAACTGTGCGACGGTGATGGCCTCCGGTGCCGTGATGACAACCTTGGGGTTAAGCT